CCTGTCAAACTTATCCATATTATTATTTATCTAATTAGAAGTAGTTTTGTTGATAGTCTATTGAAGTAATCTTTATTCAAAAATGTTAATTCATAACGTCTAGTAAACTTTTTTACTTCTGAAAAAGTATATTTACTTATATCCATATTGTTAATTTTACTAATCATAGAATTAATAGTTGTGTATGCTTTACCATCATCTGAACTAATAAGGTGATCTAAATATACAATTGAATATTTACTAATAAAAATTTTAATTGGTAAAATTTTATCTATTCTGCGTAAAAAATTAGTAAACAAAGTAAGTATTTCTCTTTCATTAAAGTATTTCATTAATTCACAATCTTCTAACTGTGTATTATTAAAATAAATTATAGATTTATTTTTACTATTAAGCATTCTTTGACATATACTAAAAATAGTATAATGATATATAAATTTTTTTACTGATAAATTATTAATACTTTTTTCTAATAAATTATACTCATATAATGAATTAATTATTTCAGGCTGTATTTCATCAATTAAGAGTTCGTTAAAGTCAATAATAGTAAAATCATAATTTTTTATATGCAAATCAGCCATCATCTTTATTATTATAATACTGTTCCAGAAAAATTCTAGGTGCTTTACCTATTCTACAGTTTATAATACCATTATAATAATTTTCATTTAATAATACATCCTTTTCAAATTGTATTTTCGCTTCAAAATAAGATAATTCAAATTTACTATTGCAAAATTTTAGTATGTTAAATTTAAAATTATTCATACCTAAATTTTTAATATCTTCATTCAATACATCAGAGGAACCAGTATATGTTTTCCAATCACTTTCAATATAGTCTATACGTTTACGCTTTTTACCTTTTAATGGTTTACGTCTTATTTTACGAACCATTTGCTTTTTACCAATATATTTTCTATTATTGATTAAATTAGTAATTTCATATATAAACCCAAAAGTATCTTCTGGTATTGGTTTACAAACTTCCCATATACCCGTATCCATTAAGTTATTTACTTCTTATTTTTACGTTTTCTAGTCTTACGTTTTTTACCAACTTTACCGAATCTAGAATACATAGCTCCTAAAGCTACAGGTTTTCTATAGTCACCGGGAGCATAAGCATCAGTTCCAGGGGTACCGCTAACTGTATTTCCGTAACCCGCTGCTGCTGTTGGTCCTAAAGCTCCTCCACCTATAGTATTTTCATCTTCATCTTTTACTTTTTTTCTACCTAATTTTTTAAATGATTCTTTTTTCTTATCTTTATGAACTTGAGTTTTAGAACCCATTAATCCTTTTTTATTTTTTCTAACTTTAATATCTTGGGCATCTTCTTCTTTTGCATCTAAATAAGCAGCTATAGCCATTTCTCTTTTTTTCTTTTTAGATTTACCTTTAAACTGAGGTGCTTTAGATTTTTGAAAATCTTTAACATAATCCCCGGCATCGTGTTTTTTTGGATTTAATTTTTCTAAAAATGCTTTTTCAAACAGAGTTGTTTTTTTCATATTAGTATTTATAATTAATAGGTGAGTTTATTAGATCAATATATAGATGAAATAGAAAAAGATTTACAAATAAATGAATTTAACTTAAAAGACTCTTCAATGCGCACCCCTGCTAGAAAACATTATTGGGTATCTAAACTAATAAGACATAAAAAAAATTTATTAAGTTTAAAACAGAAAAGAGATTTAATTAAAAAAGAAGTAGTTCAAAAAATTATACAAGAAAGCCCTGTTAAGGTTACTATACCTGTTGCTGAAAAAGCAAGTTATAAACATGAAAAAATGATAGAGATATCTAAAAAAATTAATGAAGAAGAATTAATTATAGAATTTTTAGAAAAAACTGAAAAAACTTTTAGTGCTGTAGGTTTCGATATAAAGAATATTATTGAAATAATGAAAATGGAACAATTATGATACAATTTAAATTAGATAAAAGTAAGATACGTCTTATAACTGATAATTTAGATGATATTAGAGAACATTTTAGTGTTAAAGACGATACTGCAAGATTTAGATTAAGAGGTAGAGCAAGATTTTATTCTAATCCAAGAATATACTGTATAACCCCTACAGGTTTATTTGAACCGGGTTTATTTTTTGACATATTAACCTTTATAAAAAAAGAGTATCCGGATATTAATATTGATATTCATGATGAAGTCTTGAATGTTGTAAAACCTAATAATTATAAATTAAACTCAGTATATAATTTACTTAAATTTCCTCTTAGAGATTATCAGTTAACATCGGTAGAAAATGCATTAAAGTTTGGTAGAGGTATTATTAAACTTGGTACAGGAGGAGGTAAAACGTTAACTATAGCATCGCTATTAATGAGTATGTTTAAAGATAACCCTAAAATTAAAATACTAATTATAGTACCAGATTTAGGTCTAGTTAACCAAACGTATAAAGATTTTATTGAATATGATGTTAAATTTAAATTTACTAGATGGACTGGAAAAATAAAACCTGATTTAACTGCTAATTGTATTATAGCAAATAGAGGTATATTGCAGAGTCAGTTTAATGATAATGATTGGATAAAATATGTAGATGCTTTAGTAGTGGATGAATGCCATACTATTAAAAAATCTAATAAAATTAGTAAGATGGTTAATGAAATAACTACTTTTAATAAATTTGGTTTAACTGGAACTTTACCTGATAATAAACCTGATGAGTGGAATATTTTGGGTAAATTAGGTAAGGTTATATATGATAAGGATAGTTATGAACTTAGGTTAGAAAGTTATTTAACTAGCGTAGACGTTAAGGTAATTAACATAAGCTATAATGATAAACCTTTATATATACCAGGTAATAATAATTTTAAGACTGAATTAGATTTTATTTATACTAATAATTTTAGAAATAATGTAATTGAAAATATATGTAATAAATTTAATAATAACTCTCTTATATTGGTAAATCATTTAGCCCATGGCGATGCATTATACGATAAATTATCTCAAAGTAAAGATAAGCAAGTATTTTTTGTTAAGGGTGAAGTAGAAGTAGAAACAAGAGATGAAATTAAAAAAATAATGGAAACTAATAGCAACGTTATTTGTATAGCTATGAGTTCTATTTTTAGTACTGGTATTAATATTAAAAATATTCATATGATTATGTTTGCCTCAGGGGGTAAAAGTTTTATTAGAACTATTCAATCTATTGGTAGAGGTTTAAGATTGCATGAAAGTAAAGATAAATTGTTAATTATTGATATATGCGATCAATTAAAATATGGTATACGTCATGGAGATAAAAGACAAGAAATTTATAATTTAGAAAAAATAAATTATACACAAACTGATATAGTTGAAAAATAATATTATTATATTATAATTAAGTCATGGCTAATACTAAAAAGACTACTGGTAAACGTAGAGGACCTAAACCTAAAAAAACGGAATTTTATGTAGATCCGAGAGAATTGAAACAAGAATTAATTGATTTTTATGAAACAGATGAATGCACCCATAAACTAGGTGATATGATACATAAAATAGCTCACGGTTTAAGCTATTCATCAAATTTTATAAATTATACATATAGAGATGAAATGGTTGGAGACGCTCTAGTTAAAATGTATACAGCTGTAACTAATAAAAAATTTAATGTAGATTCTGATTATAATCCATTTTCATATTTTACAACTATTGCTTTTCATGCATTTATTAATAGAATTAAAAAAGAGAAAAAACATACCGAAACTTTAAATCAATATAAAGAAAAAATATATGAGCAAGAAATGCTTGATTCTACTGACGGCATGGTTTATGTTAAACCAATGAGCGATGATATTGATGTAGGTGGTAATGAGTAAAGTAGCAATATTTTCTGATATACATTTAGGTGTACACCAGAATAATGATTTTTGGTTGGGTATAGCTAATAAATGGGCTGATTGGTATATTAAAGAACTTAATGATAAAGATATTACCGATATAATATTTTGTGGTGATTTCTTTCATTATAGGGATGAAATATCCGTTAAAACTTTAAATTTTGCTAAAGACTTTTTAGATAAATTTAAAGACTTTAAAATTACTATGATTACAGGTAATCATGATGCATGGTATAAAGATACATCAGAAATTAATAGTTTAAGTATTTTAAAAGGTTATAAAAATTTAACTATATACGATAAACTTGCTACTGTAGATTATAAAAATAAAATAGTATCATTCTGCCCATGGGGTACTAATATAAATGATATACCTGATAGCGATTTAATATTTGGTCATTTTGAATTAGAAAATTTTAAAATGAATATGTTTAAAATATGTGATCATGGTGATGACCCAGACGTATTGGTAGAAAAATCTAAATTAATATTTACAGGTCATTTTCATGCAAGAGATCAAAAATATTTTAAAAAGCATAATAGTTCTATAATTTATGTTGGTAACCCTTATGAAATGGATTTCGGTGATACTTTACAAACTAAAGGTTACTATATTTTAGATTTAGATAATTTATCATATGAATTTTATGAAAATAGTATTACACCAAAGCATATAAAAATTATTCTTTCTAAGTTAATTAATTTAACTGAAGTAGAAAGTGTATTTAAAAATACTTTACCGGGTAATATTATTAAGTTAATTATAGATAAAAATATTAGTAGTGATCATTTAGATGCTCTTGTAACTAAATTAACTACTTATAAACCGGTAGAATTAAGAATTGATTATGATGTAAATTATAATAAACTTAAGATTGAAAATGATCAAGATTATGATCTATCAGGCGTTGATATTAAACATGCAATTGAAGAGTTTGTTAATATGTTAGATATAGAAAATAAAAAAGATGTAGTAAATTATACTCAATCTTTATATGAAAGAGTTAAATGAAATACGTAAGCTTTAAAGAGTTAAAAATTAAAAATTTTCTATCTATTGGTGATGAAAATGTTGTAGTAAATTTTGAAAAAGGTTTACATATAGTAACTGGTATTAATAGAGATAAAGAAGATAGAAGAAATGGGGTAGGTAAAAGTACTATTGCTGATGCATTATATTTTGCTATATTTGGTGCTACTCTAAGAGATATTAAGAAAAATTTTATAGCTAATAATTTAACTTCTGGTACCTGTGAAGTGCAATTATCTTTTACTGTTGATGACCCTAAACATGGTATAAATGAATTTGATATTATACGTACTTTAAACCCAAGTAAAGTTTATGTTTATAAAAATGGTAATGATAAAACTAGAGATAGTATATCCAATACTAATGAATATATTAATACAGTTTTATCCTCAACCCCAGAAATATTTCAAAACTGTGTTATAATGACTCTTAATAACCATGTACCTTTTATGGGTAAGAGTAAGACTGAAAAACGTAAATTTATAGAACAAATTTTTAATTTAGAAATATTCAGTAAAATGCTTGGTGAATTAAGAAATGAGCATAATGAAGTTAAAAGAAATTTTGATATAGAAATAACAAGATTAGAAGAAACTAATAATCATTTAAATACCCAAAAACAGCAAGTAGATAATTTTGAAGAAAATAAAGCTCAAAGAATAAGCAGAATAAAAGATCAAATAGATTTAAAAAATACTGATTTAAAAAATTACAAAGATGAAAAAAATACTGTAG